GCGCAATACCGCGATGCTGTTGGCCCATTGGGCGTAGCGTTAAATAGGGTTGCGGCTGACCCAGCTTCTGGACCATTACGTTCAATTACTAATTGGTTTACGGGGCAGCCGGGTGATGATGTCCGCGGTGAAGCGGCAATGAACCAAGCTATTGATCGTGCGGTGCAGCAGGGCGTTATTTCCTCGGATATGGCCGCTAGAGCCAAGGTGTTGTCCAAAACTTTGTTCAGCCTTGCGTTGGCTGACGCGCAGGCAACTGGTAGGCCAACAGTGTTCTTGGAGCGGGCGTTGGCTGGGTTTTACTCTCAGGCTTTGCGCGATACGACGCTGCTTGAGATTATCCATGGCCGAGCGGAAGAGGCTGTCCGCCGTTTGCCTGACCCGTCTTTGCGGCCTAACACGCGCCGGGATTACAACGATAACTTCTCCATTCTTTCGTCCATGAGAGATAATCGTTTTGATGCAGAGGCTTTTCTTAACAGGTATCCGCAAGTAGGCAGCGGCGGCACCACAACAACGCCTAGAACTGGCACGGTTACGCCTGGGGCATCACGCGCTCCGGGAAGGCCAAATGCAGCCCCGGTTACAATCACCAATGATGATGCGGGCCGGGCCGCTTATGAAGCGTTACCATCAGGTGCAAGATTTATTCATCCTGATGGCACAACGCGGAGCAAACCATGAGCAATCCTTGGGATAACGCCCCAATTGTAGAGCCATCTGGAAGCGAAAATCCTTGGGATAGCGCCCCAATTGTGCAAAGCGAGCCACCGTCTCCCGCGCCACGGCCATCTCAGCAACGTAGTGGCCCTTCCCCTATGGAGCGCACTGTAACGGGTGCGGTGACGGGTTTTGCCGCGCCGGAGGCTATGGCTGCGCTTGGGCGTGGGTTGGCGGCTGTGCCCATAGCTCCTGTAAAAGCCGCGGGTTATGGCTTACAGGCGGCTGCTCCTTTGGTGCGGTTTGGTGGCCGTCTTGCCGGGGCTGGTGCTGGCGCGGCTGGTGGATTGGCTGGCGCTGGCGTGGAAACAACAGCCAGAAACATGGGGGCGGGACCGCAAGCAGCTTCCTCTCTGGGCGACATTACGGAAATTGTAACTGGTTTGCCCGCGGCTATTACGCGCGTGACCAAGGCGGGTAGGCCGGCAGCGCCAACGGTAGCCACACCCGAGCAGTTGCGGACTGCTGTGAGGGAATCCGGCGAAACGGCTACGGCGGCGGCACAAGGCCAAGAAAGCGCGCTAGGTTCTAATCAGCTTCGCCGTGAAATGGCTACCCGCCGCCTGGCAAACGCCCCTGAGCGGCAGCCTGTTGAGCCAACCGCCATGCAGCGAAGCGCGCGGCAGGGGGCGAAACTGCCTGAACCTGTCAACCAGCAGCAGATTGCATCTGGGCAGGATGTGGATGCGCAAATTCGGCGTTTGGGTACTGACGCGCTTTCGGAAGCTGAAAAAACGCAACAGACCGTTGGTGGCGCTGCGTTTGACAGATATCGCCGAGTGGCTGGCGAGTTGCAAGCCGAGCGCCCGTTTGCTCAAAGCGCCCAAGGCCAGGCTCTGGAAGCTCAGTTGGATGACATTATCGCGGGTGGTGAAGGCCCGCTGCGCACTTCCACCGAGCAGCAAGTTAGAATTGCGCGGGATATTAAAAACGAACTGTTCCCGTCCCGCCCGGCACCTCAGGCGGCAAACGCTAACAACCTTGACGCTGATTTGGCTGCCAGCCCATTGCCTTTGCAGGCCCGTATCAGGGCGCAGCAGTCCAGAAATGCCGCCCGTGTTGCTGAAATGCCAGAGCAACGCCCCGTAGATTTTAATGTGGTTGATGTCAAACTGCGAGAGCTTCGGCAGTTGGAATCAAATAGGGATTTCACTGGTTATACGGGCGTCCAGCGTGAGAATTATGGTTCTGCGGCATCTTTGATTGATGACGCTCTGAGCAATTGGGTTGGCGCTGCAAACTACCCGCGCGCTGCGTATGCCGAAGCGTCTCAGCCCCGCAATTTGTTCAGGACGCGCTTGGGTGAGGCTCTGACCACCCGTGAAGACATCCCGTATGCCACGGGAGAGACAACGCCTGGCATGTTCACAACGCCGCAAAGCCGGTTGCGCGGTGTGGTGTTCAACGATGCGGACTCTGTGCGCTTTGCCTCTGAGCTATTGGGTGAACAGCAAGTGCGTAGGCTGGGCGTGCAGCACACTTCGGACATGTTGCGGGGCAAGACTGCCGAGCAAGTCACAGAATGGCTTGATAACCCCGCCAATGCGTTTGTGGATGCCATTCCCGGCCTCCGCGGGCGCGTAAACCAGTATGCGCAGCGCCTTGCAGCCGATGAAGGGCGCTCTGCGGGCATGACCAGGCTGCAAGGCCAACTGCGCACTGGCGCTGAAACCTCTGCGGCCGAAACCCGGCAATCACGGGAGGCTTTACAAGGTGCCAGAACCACTATTGAGAGTGCGGTTCGCGCTTTTGAGAATGCCAGCCCCACTCAAATGGCTAATGTCTGGTCCCGAAACAGGCAAAAGTTGCAAGAAACGGGGCTTTTTAGCGATGCTGAGTTGGGCATGTTGGATCGGATGGTTAGCCGGGCCGGTGAAAACGCAACTAGGCAGGAATCCGTTGCTGTGGGCAGGCAAGTGGCAAGAGAAATAGGTTCGCGCCTGCTTAACCGCGTTACAGGCGGTGCTATTGGCATTGAAGCTGTGCGCCGCATTTTTGGGGGTCTCTAATGGTCAAGCAGAGCGTTAAGGGCATCAACCCCGATCTAGAGGCTACCATTAGCAAGCTGCTGAAAGAGGTGATGAGCAACCCGGAAGCCAGCCTGATCGACAAAATGCGGGTGATTGACCGCGCGCTGAACCTTGAGAAGATCAAGCAGAAGGTTTCGGACGACCAGTACGGCGTGGGTTTCTTGACCGATGACACCGATGAAGGTTAAAGATGTCTCATGACAGAGGGACACATGCACATGGACGCCGTTCGGGTTATCCGCATTTCGCTTCAGGTACTTGGGGAGCGGGCCTTTTCGCTCCTGGCCATGCTAATGACTTTCTCGCTTTTCTGCTGGGCCATGATAGAACCCAGTTACGAGCGTCTAGGTCTTGTGGCGTTCTTCGCCCTGGCTGTGTACATCCCCAGTTTGAAAGGCCAAAGGAAATCCTATGATGAAACCGATCGCGGGTAAGAACAGCGGCACCCCCGTCAAGTTCAAGCGCAGCCAGGACGAAAACCAGCAGATTGCGGAGGCTTACCGCCCGCAGTTGCCGCGCGATGGCAGCCAGGACGGTAGGCCCACTTTTAGGTCTGGTGAGCTTCCCAAGGGGGGCTTTCAGAGCATCTGGGCTTTTGGTGACAACCCCACCAACACCAAAGACAGCCCCACCACCAAGCCTGGCAAGAAGATTTACTAATGGCTAATAACATCCCTTTCCAAGAGATGGGCAAGACTGTCAGGATCAACGTAAGCACTACGGCTAATACGGTGGCGGTGATTGCTGACAGCCCTTGCAGCCAGTTGCGCATTCACAACGGCACAGCCAATGAAATCTTCTTCCGTTGCGGCACGGCTTCCAATTCTAACGTGGTGATCCCGGTGGCTGGCACGCCCTCTTACGGCATGGTGCTGCACAACAACGCCACAATAGTTTTGACGGCTCCGCGTGTGCCGGGTAATGCCACCCCAGTGTTTTATGTGTCGGTTATTGCTGCCAGCGGCACCGGCATTGCGTATGTGACCCCCGGCGAGGGCTTCTAGGATGGCCGGGGACAGCCTTAGCGTAGGGCGCGGTGAGAAGCTGCCAGCCAGCCGTGGGGCGGGTCTCACGGCCAAGGGTAGGGCGCGCTACAACAAGGCCACAGGCAGCCGCCTGAAAGCCCCAGCGCCTAGCCCTAAGAACAAGCGCGAGAAGGGGCGTAAGGCTTCGTTCTGTGCGCGCATGAAGGGCGTGGTGCGGAAGGCTAAAGGGCCGGCCACTAGGGCTAGGGCTTCTTTGCGTAGGTGGAAATGCCGATGAAACCCGGATTGTATTCAAACATTCACGCAAAAAGACGGCGAATTGCGCAAGGTAGCGGTGAACGTATGAGGAAGCCTGGAAGCAAAGGTGCTCCTACGGCTAAAGCGTTCCGAAAGAGCAAGCGCACTGCGCGACGATGACGCGCTTTGGGGGTTCATATGGCCCAAGCCGGGTACAAATGGGAAGATGTTGAGCTTGTTTACAATCTAGTAGGCGTTCACGGCTCTGTTAGCAAAGCCGCTAGATCGTTCATTCCGCCCATGGCGGTTGCAACGGCGCAGAATCATTACGATGCGGCCATTTCAAAATTCAGAAAAGCCGATGTACGCAAACTGCACAAAGAGGCGATTGCATACGATCCAGAGAATCCGCCGAAATCGGATTTGACTGAGAAAATCACTCATCTTAATGCTGTGGTTGTGGCCTTTAGCGATGCGCACTGGACCAGCATACACCAACCTCGCAGTTTGGCTCATGAGGCGCTGCTAAAGGTCATACCACAGGTCAAACCCGACATTTTGCTCAGCGTAGGCGACCTTTTGGACATGGGCGAGCCTAGCCGGCATGACCCGTTGGGCTGGCATAAACGCATTAAGGTACAGGACGAGTTAGAGGCTGCTAAAAAGCATTTGGATGACATTATGGGGTTGGCTCCGCGGGCTGCCAGGTGGTGGGTGCGCGGCAATCACGATGATCGATTTGATAAATATCTAGCATTGAACAACGCTATGTTTGAGGGCGTGTCTGGCTTTGATTTTGCCGGTCATTTTTCCGATTGGCGGATGTGCCACCGGCTGGACATCAATGACGTGGTTGTCATGCACAGGTATCATGGCGGTATTCACGCGGCTTGGAACAATGCACTCAAGTCGGGTGTGTCGTTTGTGTCGGGTGATACGCATTGCCTTGAGTATAAACCGATGATGGACATGAGGGGGCGGCGGTACGGTGTGCAGACTGGGATGCTTGCGGACCCTGCTTGGGCGTGTTTTGCCTACATGCAGGGTAACACGCGGTTCTGGGCTCCTGGGTTTGCCGTGTTGACTTTTAGGAACGGGGTGCTGATGCCGCCAGAGCTTTGTGAGATTATCAGTGGTGTGGCTTGGTGGCGCGGCGAAGAGATAGCCGGGAAACCGCGTGTGAGGGTGCAGGCGGGCCGTTCGGAGTGAAGGTGGCTACCATAGACCCCGATGATGCGAAGCTGGCACAGCACGCTAGGGACGCATTGGAAGAGGTGCTGGCGCGTGACCCAGTGTGCATCTTGATCGTGTATGAAACTCACAAGCAGTTTGGTTATGCGAGCATACCGGCCTCATCGGCCATGGTGCATGGTTTGTATATGCACTTGGGTGGATTGCTTATGCCACAGGGGGAATGAAAAACCTTCCCCCGCCACAAGAAAAATCGGTTTTCCAGATTACAGTTTCCTAATGCCCATCTGGTAGCCTGCCATGACTACCTCTAGTTGTTCGCGGTAGCAGGCGATGAAGGCATCCACGGCCATTTTGGGCGTGTGGGTGGGCGCTTCGTTAAAGCCCCAAAGATAGTCATCAAACACCATAATGCCGTGCTGCTTGAGCAGCGGCCAGGCCATGCAGGCATCCGCTAGAACGTGCGGCGCTTGGTGGCTGCCGTCGATATAGATGAAATCGTATTGCAGCACGCCGCCCTTGGCCACGAAGTCGAACAGCCCGCCCACAAAGGGTTTGATGCCCGGCTTGCCCATGACGTTATCGTCAAAGCGGCGCTTAACCGCTGTGAAGTCCATGCCGGCGTGTTCCTCGCTTCCGCCCCATGTGTCGATCACGTCAAGGGTATAAGGGCCTTTCTTGTTAAGCTGCTCATGGAACCAGAGCGTGGAGCGGCCTTCAAAAGCACCGATTTCTAGAAACCGAAACTTGGAGCCTTCCAAAAGCCGCATCATCTGCTCAAGGCCGGGGATGTTGTGGCTAAACCAATCTTGAGTGAACTCAGGCATTTTCTTCCTCCGGAAGCAGGCGACCTTCAAACTCGTAGGTGCCGATGTGGGACAGCACCACCCAAGGTGCCACATAGACTTTGCCGCCAGCACGCCGCCAGGCTTGGCAGAAATGGTAATCCTCGCTCAGCAGGCGGTCACTGTCGGGGCAGATTGTGACATCAAAGAATGCGTGGATTGGTTCTGGCTGTAGGATGCCTGACAGGTCCGTCACGTCATTCATATAGCTGTCGGTGATGGGTTCCAGCACCTCAAACACACGCCGTTTGATGAGCATACAGCCGGTGCCGGCGTTCAGCACCTCTAGGGGTAGGTGGCTGGGGATGGTGGCGCTGCTAGCCCCGTCTAGGAGGTTCACAACGAAGGTGCCGGTGTAGTGCTTGAGTTGGTCAACCGGCACGCCGCGGTGAACGGCCTCGGCCACGCTATGCCAGTTGATTTCCTTCTTGGGATAGATGCCGGCGAGGAGGTCGATGTCTGCTTCCACCATGGCGATAATGTGCATGGGGTCAAACTTGATATCTGCATCAATGAACAGCAGATGGGTGCAATCGGTCTTGAGGAACGCCTTGGTGAGCGCGTTGCGGGCGCGCTGGATGAGGCTTTCGTTAAATTGGCATACGGACTGGAACTCCCAGCCGCGCATCTTCACGGTATTGGCGAGCGCCATCATGGATTGGTTATACCAGCCCACACACATGCCACCATACATAGGCGTGGCGACCATTAGCTTCACGTTTTCGTTCATTTCCAGTCCTCATTTCCTTTGCACCGTGCACAGATGCGGTTGCGTCGTGGGTCATAGCTATCGAACAAATTTAGGCACTTTAGGCACTTCACGCTGGCTTTACCGGCCTTTTCCTTTATGTCGCGGGCTATCCTTCGTTTCTGGGTTGAGGGTTGCCTGGCGTTTTCGCCGGACCGGGAAAGGCGGTTTACCTTGTCTTTGACGCTGACATAGCTGCGGTTGAGTTTGGTCGAGATTTCTCGCAGGCTGCATTCTTCTTGCAGCATGTCAAACAGGCGTTTGTTTTCCTCGGCGGTCCATGGAATGCCGCCCGTATGCAAGCTGCCGACGATTTCCGGCGACCACCGCACGCGCTTGGCTTTCACGGCTTCACCTCCCCGGCGAGGGCTTCGCGGGCGGTTTCGCCGCCATCACGCACCAGTTCAACCGGCCATGCGCCATGGTTTACATACCAAGTCAGCGCCTCCCGCAGCCGCGCGTTCTCGGCGCGGAGGGCGTCAGCTTCGGCTGGGGTTAGGACTGGGCCGAGGTATTTGTATCCTCTGAGTTTTGGGTGGCCCATATCATTTGGCGATATGCCAGGGAAGGCACCCCAATAATTCCAGTCAGGATTCCATGCGATGATCCACGGCCTTTCCGTTACTGGCTGAAGAAGCCAATGCCATCCATGCCGATCAGAGTTCAGCGGCACACCAGGCTTGTCGGGGTCGGGCCAGCCGCTCATGGCTTCGTCTTTTGCTGGTTCGCTCATTCCTTTGTTTCTTTTCCAAGCATTGGGATAAAATCGTCTAGGCGCAGGATGACCACGGCTTCCCGCCTGTCGCCCCTTGCCACCACCAGCGGGATTTGCCCCGGCCTGGCGGCGCGTGTGCATTGGTCTAGCCAGTCATAGACCGCTATGCTGGCCCGGCGCTTGCACTCCACCATGTACGCGCCAAGGTCGATGTCACCACCGCCATCGCGCGTTTGGTCCAGATTGCGCGCAGCGTCTATGCCGGCGTCCTTTAGGGCGTTCACCACGTCCCGCTCAAAGGTTGCGCCCTTAGTGCGCTGCGCCTTGCCCATTATCTATGCTCAGGACTAAAAGGCACGTCGTCGTCAAAGCGCGTCATCCCGCCTGGCCGGTAAGTATTCTCCCGCGGGGGCTTGTTGGGATCAGGCTTATAATTCGGGTCCGGCTTCCAACTGTCGATGCTCAGGCTGATAAGCGGCCCGCGGCGGGAAGACTTCTGCCAGCCGGCCATCTTCACCTCTTCGCCGGCCTTATAATCCCGGTCTAGGATCAGCTTGCCCTTAAAGTCAGGTGATTTCTCGCCGCGCTTCTCTTCGCTGAACAAAACGCCCTTGCCGGGCTGATCGCCATATGTGCCGCTCATTCCGCAGGCTCCTCTTGAGTGTCAGGTTCCATCCAATGCACGTTCGCCGCTTTGAACGCGCGCAGCTTATCCAGCTTATCTTGTTCCGCAATCCGCGGGTTGGCAGCGATGCCGTCAACCACCTTGTAGTAAGCCTGGAAGGCTTCCGCCTCGGTTTCAAAGCTGGCGTAAATCGTGCCATCAGGCTTGTAGAGATGCACGATATAATCAGGCACCGGCTCTGGCTCAGGGTCAGGCACTACTTCCACCACAGGCCCCTTGGCCGGCGCGAAGTCCGCTACTTCCTCGGGCGTATAGACCCCAGCCACACAGGCCGGGAACACGGACCTGATACCCTCAGAGATGCACCGCGCGCGCTTCATCTGCCGCGGGTATTTCTGGTGAGTAGGATTGCGGTGCAGATCGGCCCGCCTCACCATTTCGTCATTCCATGTGATCGTGGCTTCGCCGCCAGCAGGATGCGAAAACACGCCAGTCACCTCGGTATCCTCCATCTTGGGCCATGACACCCGGCCACCGGCCAGTTGAAACCGCGCAAGCATGGCGTCCGCCTTCATAGAGGGCCTGCCGTTGATGACGTGATAGTCGCGCATGGCTACAGCCGGGTGCAGGTTTTCAGCCTGGCACAAGAGCATGATAGCCATCGCTTCCGCCTGGTTCTTGAAACCAAACATCTTCGAGTCGGCCGCCACTTGCGCCATCTTCGTGATGTCGGCCATGGGAACGATGTTAGACATCGGTGACCACCTCGCCCAATGTACGGTTGCACTTGACCAACCCGCCATTCATGCCGGTGCGCAGCACATGCAACAGATTCAAGCGGTTCGTTTTGCCCATGTGCGGCAGCGCGTTCAAATCCCGCTCTGTCATGTCCAAAACGTCTTGCCAGGTCATGGACGGATCGTGTGCCATAAGCACGGTCTTCACGCGCTTGTGGATGTCCGTATCTGCCACGCGCCATTCTTTCCAATCGGTAGTCATTCTGCTTTCTCCTTCAAAAGAAACCGGCGTGATCCCGGCTGTTCCACCACGAACTGCTCGTAGATGTCTGGGTATGCGGACCGGAAAAGGTCGGCACTAAAACGCTTGGAAGCCTTCGCGCTTTTCCATGTCACCAAGGTGCGCCCATCAAGCGTGTGCATCTCGGCGTTATCGCCCATGGCACGCTGTATGGCCGTCTGTAAGCGGTCCTCTTCCTGCTCAAAGGCTTTGATGCTGGCCTTGATGCCGGCAAGCCTCTTAGCCGCCTGCTCAAGCTCCAGAGAGGCCGTGGCGATGCCTTCAGTGCTAACAGGGTATGCCATCTTGCACTGCGCCACCGTCTCAGGGTCAGGCATCTGTCCCGTCTGCGCCATAGCCCAGAGCTTGGCCATCTGCTGTATCAGCCCTTCCTTTTCGTCTTCGCTGAAATCCAGCCGGAAGGTGCGAAACCGCTGGCCCCCAAACAGGATGCACAGATAGACGGTGCTGACCCCGAAACACGCCGCTTCATGGCAGCACTGCGCCCAGTCAGTATTAGGCACCCGGACAGGCTCGCCAGGTTCGCTGTAATTGTGGATATGCAGCGCGTTGTAGTTTTTGCACTCCACCAGAAAGCTGTTGTCCTGCGCCATATAATCGCCGTGAGACTTCATCCACGGATGCTTAGTATGAACCGCCACGCTATCGTCCAGAGCCTTCAATTGGCCCAATTCCTCGGCGGCAAAGGCTGCAATGGTGCTCTCCATACGCAAGCCCATCTGCACCACCTCAACCTCACTCAGATCAGGGCGCTCAGCCCGGCCAGTTTTCTCGGCCAACACCTCAAAAGCCTTGCCCGACACGGCGCGGCGGCTATCGGTGCTCCACCAGGCGGTGCGGCGTTCGTCTGCGCTAAATCCGCTCATATCACCACCTCCACCAGCTTCTTTGTGCCGGCAAAATAGTTGTTGATAGCCGTGGCCAGAGCCGGAAGCATGGCAACCGGAAGCCAAACCGTGTCACGAACAAGCTCCTCATCATCATGATCGAGCACAACCTGAACCGTGGCGGTATCCTCTCCAATGTCGAGATAAACCTGCCAGTAGTCGCCGCTATCGTGATATTTCCCGAAAAAAATCTCTTCCATTTGCGCTGTCCCTTTCCTGTTATGGCGCGACACACACTTTAAGCGCGGTTTTAACGCGGTCAAGCGGTAAAATGCACAAAGCCAAAAAAAAGCCCCAGCGCGAGGCCAGGGCTAGTTGGATAGCTTGGGAAAGGAACACATGACTACGGAGGAGAGGTCCGCATCCGCATAATGCCGATCTCAAACCCCCCTTGCAAGCCCCATTGAAATACCCTACGTCACAACCGTCGCATGCGACACAACCGAAAGGAACAACACAAATGGCTAGTATCACAATCCCTATCCGCGTGCCGGTGGAGGTGGCCGAGGCTATCGACGCCATCTGCCGCCGCACAGAGCATTCCCGCAGCCGCGTAGGCCGCAAATTGCTGGAAGAGGGGCTGAAAGGCGAGATTTTCGGCAGCGCGGTGCAGCCCCGCAAGGCTGTCAAGAAGGCTATGAAGCCGGTTGAGACGCTGGAAATCCCAGCCTTCATCCCGGTAGATGCTTGGTTAGAATGGGATGCCTACCGCAAAGCCAAAAGCGGCGCGGCTTGGACCTTGCACGCCAAGAAGCTGTCGATTTCTCGGCTCATTACCTATTGGGAGGCTGGCGGCGGCTGCCCGGCTTCTATCATTCGGCAGAGCATCGAAAATGGGTGGAGCGGGCTGTTTGCTCCCAAGGATATTGCCGTGGGCAACAGGGAAGACCTGGCCCGCCGCGTGCAGCCCATCGTGGATAGCCGCGCGGAGGAGATTTTCTAATGTGGACAATAGCAGGGGCTTTCGTGGCCGGCTGCCTTGGCGCGCTGATAGCCGGGCTGGTTGTTGTGGCCGCGTCATGGCGCGAAATGATGGAGCGGCACGACGATGAGTGACATGATCGTGCGCCGCATGCCGGCGCTATCGCAACCTCTCAGCATGGCCGTGGCCGAGGAGCAGCGGCGCGAGGCTATCACTGACGCGCCACCGCCGCCCTTGACCGTTCCAAGCCTGATAGAGGAGGCGGGCAGGGCCGCGAGGCAGGCTAGGGCCGCTTTACAGCCGCCTACAGGGCCGTTTGTGCTTAGCTGGGTGGCACCTATCCACGCGGGCTTCTCCAACCCGCCCACGGCGCGCGAGAGTGCCGTATGGGCTGCCGCGGTAGCCAAGGCTTGCGCGCGGGTGCCGGCGCAGGCTTTCAC